TTATGTGCTTTTAACATATAATTAACATTATATTAATTCTACACTTACTTGTACTTCTTTATCGTCTTCGCGTAAGCTATTTAAGGAAATGAACGACGACATTACCACGTCATCGTGACCACTTGCCGCCTCCAATTTCCCGTTATCACTTCTAAATGTAATAGAAGAAAATTCACCGAACATCAAGTCAACCGCCTGCCTCGTTTCTCCTATCGCATAAGGGCATTTTATCTGCCCTCTCTCAAACATTGCAGACAAAGAAGGCAATCCAGTATAGAGGTCCTTTTTGTTTCCTTCCGTTGTCGTGAACGGTTCTATATTCTTAAGCCCTCTTTCCTTTGCCAGTCCGGACAATATGGACTGGAAACCGTTTGCCTCACACCGTATCTTATTAGGGTGGAAAAGTCGGTCAAGCTGTACAATCTTATCTACCTGTTCGTTGTGCGACATACCGCGCTTCCGGTAATAGTACAACAAATAGTAGTTATCCATCGCATCTTTGCCCCATACCGAATACACTGTATAGTCCGCTCCAATATTACCGGAAACCGCAAAGTCCACACCTATATGTACTCTTGTAAGGTTGAAAGGAAAATCGTCTATACTTGACGCAAAACGTATCGTTTCCATTCCTATAACGCTACGCATCAGATATTCATACGGAAATATCGTTGATGTGTCACTGATAGGAACAACCAGGTATTCACGATTGAACACAATCGTTCCAAGCTCTTCCTTTTTCGCCAATATCTGTTCAAACGTGTATCTGTCCGGCGCTAACGGTCTACCGTCCGGAAACAATATCGGATATTCAAAACAATAGAAACGCTTGTCTGCCTTCAATATCTGGTACAATTCATTCGGTGCAGAAGAATAGGGTGTACCAGTTACAAGGAAATAACCGTATGGTTCTACAATCGGCTCTATTGTACCTTTCAAAAGTTCTTTCAGTTTCTCCCTTTGTTCGTCCGAATATAGGGAGCTTTCATCCGGCATATCGTCACACAAGCAAGCCCCTACGTGCAAACCACGAATCATTGAATCCTTACCGCGTACATGCAGCGTACTCCCCGTTTCCGTCTTTATGGCTGTCTCACCAATTGAAGCCTTATTATAAGGATTCAGTTTTTCCTTTATCAAGTCGTTTGCCTCTATCTCTTCCGTCACTTTTGCTATCTGCACCTTTGCTAATGTAAAAGTATTGGTAATATAGCATGTTTCTTTCCGGTTGGCATTATCTACCGTGTCTTGTCTATATGCAGTCGGTCTTGTGTAGGACCATAAACGCCACAGAATAAAGGCATAAGACCATTGATAACTGTTATGTACAACCGTCCCATCCTCCAATAAAAACTTATGGTCTCCATCGCACACAAAACCATAATATTTCCCCTCTCCAATAGGTTCAATCTTCAATGAAGAATAATCGAATTCCGATTCTTTTTCTCCTATATCCTTGACCTTATATCCAAGAAACAACTTTCTTATGTCTTTTTGTTGTCTATATACAGCGTCTACCTCTACATCGATAAAATAACCATTGTAATAACAACAGAGCAAATGCCCTTCGTTCACTTCATAAGTCATTCCTTTGGACTGTTCCACCCTATACATAGGCGCAATCCCTTTATGTAATTGCAGCACTGTACGCGGTGTTGAATCAACACCCATCACTTTATCACCAACTTCTATGTCTTGAATTTTCTTCAAAGACCCATCATACATTACAACCAATGTATCAGCACTCATACACTTGCCACTCGCGCGTGCGCATAGATAACAACTCCACGGATATAATTGCGTCAAATTGGACCACTCTATATTACGCCACCCTAACCGGAACTTGGGAAGCATGGTTGTTATAAAATAATTGAGAGACAATATCTTAAGCGTATTGTCCATAGAGGCTTTCACGTTGTCCACATAGGATAAACTTTCCGAATCCATAGTACGTCCCAGATACAGCGCCTTTTCCGACTGATAAACCATTTCCCTTAGCATGGTATCAACGTCGTTTCCATATCCTTCAAGCAACTGGTTAAGCGCCTTTTCCGGCAGTCTCTCTATGATATTGTCTACTGCATTGTACAGATATGTAAGCTGGTTGTTTGTAAGTATTCCTTTTCCGTCACCTGTCAACATAATTGAAAGTCCTCTCTATATCTCCTCTCTTTCTTCTGCACCGTTTCCACACCTTCACCCCTTAACTTCTTCACGTAGGAAATAAACAACATTGCATTCGCATCCACATCATGTTGTGCCCTGTGCGCTTCCACAAGGTCTATGCCTGCATTCTGGCAGCATGTACCCAGCTTGTAGTCCATCTGTTCCAAAGACGCCATGTGTGCAAACTGCATCGTGTCTATGTAGTATTTTACGTAATTGTCTATATTATCGTTCATGTAGGCGAAGAAGTTTTTCAGAAACGGGTTATCGAATCCTACGATATTGTGCCCTACAAGCGTACACATCTGGCGTGGATTCTTGTATTTGGCGAACCATTTCTTGCAAGTGCTGTATATCTCTTTCAATGGCACCGCATTCTCTTCTTGGACTTCTTTTGTTATGCCGTGTACTGCCGTTGCTTCCTCCGAATATCCTGCAAGTCCTTCCTTGTAGTTATACGGGAATATCATTTCTGCACGGTCTATTATTTCCAACTTTTTCATGTCTATGCACGACATAGCCATTTCTACCAAAGGGATATCCAAAAAAGCCTGCTTCTCCTTGCTTGGCAATCCCCCGGTTTCAAAGTCATAGACAATCACGAAATTACTACTTGTTTTCACGTTACCAAAATTTATTTTAAACTACCCCATTGTTCCGCTATCGCTTCCGCAATGCCCGGAAATGTCTTGCTTCTTATCTTCTGTCTTTCCTCTTTAGGCAGTCCGTAGGTATCACAACACCATTTCTGCATTCTAAAACCATTCTTTCCTTCCACCACTTCACCTTTCCCGACAATCTTTGTAGGAGTGAGTTTAGGCAGATTTTTAAGCCATAAACAAGTCTTCTTGCTTGCTTCATCCCCGAACATCCAAGGTTCTATGATTTGGTCTGCCTTTCTGAACCTTGTACTCATAATCCCTACTGGGTTCTCTATGGCAATTCTTTTTACGCCCGAATTATATAGCTCCATAAAGAAATTAACGGCTTCTTCTCGGTCTTTCGCCCTGTTTGGATATTTCGGATGTGGTCTTCTCTGTTCTATCGGCAGCCCCTTATCTTCCGGGTGATAATACCATGCAGCACCGGACACACATAGATAAGTACAAGGTGGGTGTGCAACCATCAAATCCCATTCTTCGCCTTCCGGCAAATAATACTCTTCACCGTTTTGCAGCTTTCCTCCGAAATTGGGAATAACCTGCAAAACATCCTGCTTGAAATGCCATTCGGGGTGCCCACCGCTACAGTCTACAATGTCACAACTAAAGGCGTTATGTCCTCGTTTTCTAAAAGCCTCACAAACTCTCTGACTTTCTTCACATGCTACCAATACATTCATTTTCTTCTTCCTCCACTACCGGGTTATTGTCATTTTCCAATACGTTGTACATCTTAATTGTACAATGCTTTTTAGGTGTTACCACAATCTCGTTTCCTCCCAGATATTCGGGTAGATGTCCTCTCATTATATATGCCTGCACATCATTACGGGTAAACCGTTTCTCGTTCTGCTTCCGGAAATTGTCGTTCATCCAGATAAGCAATCCTTTCGCGTTTACGTCTTCTATTAAAAATTTTCCCATACCAACTAAAATAAATTATTTTTACAAATCCAAAGACCTTCTTGCTTGTTATAGCTTTTGTTCTTTCCACAAAATGATACAGTTTTATATATATAGTCAACCCTCTCAAAATCTTCGGGCATCCAATATTCCGATATATAGCAATTCTTTTGTTGTTTCACCCAGTCATAAAATTCTTCATGATTGAAATTAGTAAAATACCCCTCGGTATTTATATAGGGTGGGGTCACAATATATTACATATTTCTCTTCTTTCGGTATTTCCAACTCTCTGTAATCACCCTGGAAAACCTCAATATCACCCATTCCCTTTAGACTTTGCAAAGACTCCAAAGTCTTTCCAATCGCTCCATACTTTGCAGTCTTTGCAAATTATCTGGATAATTAAGCTTCACCAAAATATCCTTTATCGCACACCTTCTGTCTTTAGCAGAAGAACATCTTTTAAATACATCTTCCGGAATAGAGATACCCATATCTTCAAACAAACTAAAATCACCAAAACAGATTGCGTAATGAAAAGCCTTCTTATATGGTTCGACTTGTTCGTTATAACAATAGGTTCTCTGATTGTTGCCGAAAGAAAAACATAATCTTACATACGTATCGTCTTTCTTTAATCTGAAAAATTCCTCCCTACTTATCCATCGGTTTTCATCCTTGAACTTCCCGTTTACCGCATCAACGAAAAACTTTACGCTGTCTGTCATATCATTTATGACGAACCTTTTGTATTTCCCAGATAAAATAGCTGCATGAGTGACTGCACATCCACCTGCAAAAGGTTCTATCCATACATCGGCAGAAGGAAGCGCCTCAACAACCCATTTAGCGATACGAGATTTACTTCCTTTATAGGATAATCCATAATTCATACCTCGCGTTATTTTATCATCAACAATCTTTCAAAATCCCTGTCCCGGTCTTCCTCACTCTTATACACTACCCATAAATTCTTTATAGGGTTGTCCTTGAATGACGCGCTTTCATCTGCCAGCTTGTTTATCACTATAGCCGGGTTCCCGTCCGAATACCAGTCTTTTTCATACGATATAATGAAATACTTCATAAGGGCGTGTTCCCCGTCACTGAACACAAACATTCTGCCTTTTGAACGTTCCTCGTATTCTTTCCATACCTCAACCTCTTTCTGAAATATTTCCGCTTTATCACTATTGGGGTTCTCCAGATAATCCACTATCATTCTGGATACCCTTTTTAGTCCTATAGCGTTAAACACTTCCGCACATCCTATCAATATATCAACATCTTTTTCCATGCTCTTTCTCCAAAAGTTTTTCTATCCTTTCTTCCGGTATCTGATTCTTAAGACTTTTTCTGTCTCCGAAATCGTATATCTGATGGCATTCCATACATGCCAGAACTATGTTTTCCGGGTCACAGCGCAAACCTGGGTGTGCTCCCCGGCTCAATATATGGGAGAAAAAAATAGGCTTCATTTCAAGTCCCAGCCATTTTCCGCAATGGAAACAATAATGCGGATTTTCCTCCCATACTTTAGCAAACACTTCATTAAGCCTGTTTTCCTCTTCCTTCAATGAAGCACGATTCAGTTTCAATTTCTTTCTATTGTCGTAGCATTCTTTGCATAACCATCTGTTACGGTCGTATATAAAATGGTTTTCCTTACAAGAAACACACGGTCTTACTTCTTCCTTCACTGTCTTTTTCATGGTGCAAATATAATAATATTATCTCACAACATAAAATTTTATTATGTCATTTTTCACAAGCCTTATAAAATATACAATCCTTGCATCTATTTTTGTCGAATAACCATCCTCCGTACTGGCTGCAAAGTATAAACCCCTTCTCCTTGTTCCAATACTTTTTCCTCAACATCTCCCTGTATCTTTCCGACAAACCTTCTTCCTCCTCCTTGAACGGGCTTATCCATCCTCTTTCTCGCTGGCGTTTATTGGCTATGAATACCTGGTATTTACCCCTCTTATTCCATTTCTCTATCGCCTTTGGTCCTATCAAATTATAGGGGTCAAACATCATTTCCTTATATCGGCTGTTCTCTATCATTGACCCTTGAAACACCATATATTCCCATAATGCCCTATTAGAGGAAATCCCGGTCTTTTCCCAGAACTTTTCCATGAGTTCTATTTTTGACCGGGTTCTTTTAAAATTGGGAGTGTAATTGAAAAGATATTCTATTATCCTTTCAATGGCTGTTTCAATCCTCTTGTTCTCCCCACAATCTTTTTGCTGTGTCATAATTCTTTTGCATATCATTAACCGCCTTCTTCGCATAAGTCAAAGAATAGGAATGTTCACGTGGATATTTGCCGGACTTCAAGCCTTCGTGATATTCTTTGGCTTTCTCTAACTTGTGCTCGTAATAGTCTATACTTTCCGGCATGGATAGATTAATTACCTCCGCTTTCTTGTCCCAATACTTGGCTACTCTTTCATGTTCGACAGCCTTGTCGCTGAACTCAACACTTTTGCCCATATTGTTCCAGGCATCGTCAATCATCTTTCTATGTCCTCTTTCGCTGTGGTGTCCGACCTTGATAGGTTCTCCCAATGATAGAAAGTCTCTATCTTTATTCGATTTTTCGTAATACTCATTACTCTTTTGTTCTGCCGAAGCCGCCCACATTCTGCGTCTTTCCGCTCTTTGCTTTGCCCACTCCTGGACATTGAAACCGTCTGCACGTACTATCGAATAGTAATAAAATCCGTCTTTTTCGTATATTAAGTTGAAAACAATACATTCGTTTTCCTTTCCGTACTTGGTTGTTACTTCGATAACTTCTCCCTTCTCATACTTTTCTTCACATTTTGCTAAAAATACATTCGGACAAAACTTGCTGTAAACGTTCATAACTTTAAAATTTTATTTGTTTGACAATCAAAAATTGTTAGCTTTTAATTCGCATTTCAACTCTCCGTTTTTATACATTCTTACAGAAGCAATCACTACCGTACTGGACAAATAGCGTCCAATATCTTTTCTCAGTTTTTGTTCCAAAGCTATAGCCTTTGCCATTGATTTAGTTCTTTTCTTCAATACCTTATTAAATCCGAAAACTATATCTTTCGTTTCAATCTCAAAGCTATATACATTTGAAAACAACACCTTTTTCAAATCTTCCGTCATTCTTTCTACATTTGATTTCATATCTTTTATCTTTTATTTGTTTGACAACTAATATTAACTTTCAAATTCTGCTATTTCTTTCGCATATCTTTTTCTTTGAAACGCTTGCAAGTTTTTAGCGCGTTGCGTTTCTTCTTTATAGGTGTCTGCAATGCCTTTAGCTTTCAGTTCGATTTCCTTTCGTTCATCTTCCGTTAACAAATTTGCATATTCAGTCCATTCTATTGTACCTGCAAAATCAAATTTTGTCAACCATATACCCCCTATAGGTTCAGTTTTTGGAGTTATTTTCGCATACTCCCTTAAATCGTGTGTTTTCTCGTCTTCTATGTTTTTATCACAAACAACTATCCGGCAAGGAAAATGCAAATAAACTAATGATTTCATATCTTTTATCTTTTATTGTTTGACTTATCATCTCTTAATCTCA